TTCGGATTGAATCTACTGGTACTGGAGTAGCTTGGCAGTTGGGAGCGCCTCGTATTGATATTAGACTAGACGGCAGAAGGTAAATGTTCAGTCTGTACAAATGGTGATATAATGATAACTCCACAAGGAGAACATTATGAAACTAGTAGACCGTACAGGACAGAAGTTTGGAAGATTAACAGTTGTAGAGCAAGCTGGTAGAACAAAAAGTAAAAAAGTATTATGGAAATGCCGTTGTGATTGCGGTAACGAAACACAAACAGATTCAGGAAGTTTAGTAACAGGTAATACAACATCGTGTGGTTGTGCTTTAAAAGAAGCTATTACAAAACATGGTGGATGGAATAAGAGTTCTTACAATACATGGCGAGCAATGATTAGAAGATGTACTAACCCAAAAGATAAAGACTACCCAAGATATGGCGGTAAAGGGGTGACTGTTTTTCCAGAATGGTTAGACTATGCTACTTTTGCTAAAAACATGGGCGAACCAGAAGGTGATGAAACATTAGATCGTATTGATGTATACGGAAACTATGAACCATCTAATTGTCGTTGGGCTGGTATAAAAACTCAAAACAGAAATATTCGAGTTAGACCAGATAGCACCACAGGGGTTACTGGCGTTTCTAAAACAGGCTCTGGTAGGTTTATGGCAAAAGTATCCGTTGGCAAACATGCGTATTATTCTAAAGTATTCAATACAATTGAAGAGGCTGCACTTGCTCGTAAAGAACTTGAATTTAAATACTGGAGTAATAGATAATGACTTTGCCAACCTATCTTAATTATAACGGCACACCATTAAATCCAGCGCCGCCAAACTTACAAAATGCGCCACAAAGCTATAGTGCCGAGTTTGAAAACCGTTTACTAAACCAATTACGGTTGTACTTTAACCAGCTTAATAATTACACCCAAGCTACTGCCACACCAGATTACGGCAAAACAACCCAAAGACCTACTGCTAATCAACAAATTGGTCAATTTTACTTTGATACCACTCTGGGATATCCTATTTGGTGGAATGGAACTAAGTGGGTTAACTATAACGGGACAGTAGTTTGATGACTACTTTAGCTAAACTTGATAACTCTTTAAGCACTGTAAAGCGCCGTGAAAATATTATGGCTGTGCAGCATAAGATAGATGAACTTGTCTCTAGCGGTACATTGCCGTCTGGGATTGAAGAACGAAAGTTGACACACCACTTTACCGAGATAGATAATGAGCATGGATGCTGTTTGTATGGCAGAGAAATGTTTATGCCCAAAGGCACTTTAGTAGTTGGAAAAATTCATAAAAGACAAGGATTAAACTTTCTTTTAAAGGGTAAAATTTACGTAGCTACTGAATTTGGTAAACAATGGTATATAGCTCCCTGTATCATTAAGGGTGAAGCTAATGTAAAGCGTGTAGTGTTTGCGTCAGAAGATAGTATATTTGTAAACGTTCACTTGACTAAATATAGCGGTGAAGAGAATTTAGATAAAGTTGAGCAAGACCTTGTGACTGTAGATTATGCAGACGTAGGCTTGATGGACTCTATTGATAAGTTGCTGGAAAGCAAGGGAGAATAATATGGCATTTGAGATTAGCGGAACAATTTTAGCTGAGGGCGCAATAGACGCTATAGGAACAGATGCCGCATTAGAATTAATGCCGTTAGCAACGGATGCTTTTTTAAGTAGTACTTTTGAAGGTGCAGGGTTTGCTTTACCAGAACTAGGCGCTGGTGCATCTACTCTTGGTTCTGCATTAGGTTCTGAAATTGCCCCTGCTGTAGTGCAACAAGCCGTTACTCCCGCAGCTGAAGGTGTTATAGCTGGTGGTGAAGGTGCTGGCGCTGGTATTACTTCCGCTACTCCAAGCGCTGTTCAAACTGGCGCAGCTTTGCCAGAAGCCCCATCTGCTGGTATTAACCAAATAGCAAGCGCTAACGTTCCTGGAGGTCCTGTAACTGATGTAGGTGTAAATCCTGACTATACTGCGTGGAAAAATGCTATTGATACTAATCAGTTTGTTCCAAATCAAGAATTAAGTTCAGAAGTATTGCAAGCTAGTGGTAACGCTCCAGCTCCTTCTGCTCCTAGTGGTACTGAAAATCTTGGGCAAGGATTAAAACCAAACCCACCTGGAATTGGTACTCAAACTATATCTCCAGGTACATTGTCTGCGCCTTCACAACCGTATGGAATTAATCCTGGTACTGCGCCTGGCGGTGGTATAAGTGGTGGCCCTCTTGGCACTGGAGTAAACCCATCTTTAGCTAATCTAGCACCTACAACTCCTGAAAGTGGGTTTATGGATGGCTTTAGTAATTTTGTAGATAAACATCCGTTTATGACTGGTGCTGGTATTTATGCAGTTGCTAATGCTACTGGTATGTTAAACCCGCCTAGACAAACTTTTGGTCAACAAAATACTGGTGGATTTTATAGCCCTTATCGTTTTTCGCCTAACTTTCAAGGCACTCATCCTAACCCTTCTGATTACCAGTACAAACCTAATTACTCGGGTATGGCAGGTTCTTCCTACGCGGAAGGCGGTATTACTTCTGTACCTAGATATAGTACTGGTGATTTAACTACTACCCCTGGTGGTCGTGGCGATGTGTATAGCGCAACGCAGCGTTTTTTAAATATGTACGATCCAGCTTCTAGATATCAAGCTCCAGCTGGATTGCCAGACGTAGGTATTGTTACGGATACTAGTCCTTCTACTCGTTACCAAGACGCTGCTACTGCAGCAGCTACAAGACAAAATGCAATTAATAAAAAAGCTAATGTAAATGTGCCTACTAATTACGGTATTCCTACTAGAACAATCGGGCAATTAAACTTTGCGCCGCAAACTGGTAAACCACAACAACAAACTGCTGATAACTCAGACCAAGTATTAGCCGCAAGTGGCGGTATCATGGGTTATAGCTTAGGAGGATATGCAAGTGGTGGTAATCCGCGTTTGTTACAAGGTCCTGGTGACGGCATGTCTGATAATATTCCTGCCACTATTGGCAATAGGCAGCCTGCTCGTTTGGCTAATGGAGAGTTTGTTGTTCCTGCGGATGTGGTTTCTCATCTCGGTAATGGTTCTACTGACGCTGGTGCTAAAAAGTTACATGGCATGATGGATAAAGTACGGATGGATAGAACAGGTAAAAAGAAACAAGCACCTGCAGTAAAGGCGGATAAGTACATACCAAAATGATTCAAGTATCTATGGTTCCTAAAGAGTACATTGATACTTGTTGGGAGAAAATTGAACCATTTATGGAAAAAGCTGCTGTATATACTTATGGTAGATACACTAGCGATGATATTTATGATTCAGTAAAAGAACATGATTATCAGTTGTGGGCAGCATTTGAAGATGGAAATTTTAAAGGAGCAGTAGTTACTAACGTAATTGTTTATCCTAAAAGAAAGTTATTAGCCATGCAATTTTGTGGTGGTATCGAGTTAAAAGAATGGAAAGTGCCTATGTTAGCTTTATTGCAACGATTTGCAAGAGACATGGGATGTGATGGAATTGAGTCTACTGGAAGACCAGGTTGGTCTAAAGTATTTAAAAATGATGGCTTTAAAGAAGTATGGATGAGCTATGAATTACCGATTGGAGAATAGATATGGGTAAAGGCGGCGGTGGCGGTGGACAGCCAACACAAACAACTAGTACAAGTAATGTATCAAACATCCCAGAATACGCACAGCCATATGTTGAGACAATGCTGGGCGCTACTCAAAAACAATTATTTAACATGGATGATTCTGGGAACATAACTGGTTTCCAACCATATAAAGCGTACGGCGGAACGTACGATGCTCAGGGTAACCAGACTAGTTATGACCCAAGCAAAGCTATAGCTGGCTTTAGCCCTGCTCAACAACAAGCTCAAGCGGGAATTATGGGTCTTCAAACCCCAGCTCAATATGGTCAGGCTATGGGTCTTACTGGACAAGCTGCTCTTGGCTCTGGAGCATTAGCTGGACAACAATATGCATTAGGACAAACTGCTACCCCAGAAAACTTTCAACAGCAAGTAGGTGGTTATATGAACCCCTACATTCAACAAGCTTTGGCTCCAGCATTGCAGTTAGCTAATCAACAATACGGTATGTCTGGACAACAGATGGCTGGTCAAGCTACTGGCGCTGGTGCGTTTGGCGGTTCACGTAATGCACTGCAACAAGGTTTAAATCAACAGAACCAGATGCTGGCACAAAACCAATTAATCGGTAATGCTTATAACCAAGCTTTTGGCGCTGCACAAAACCAATATAACCAACAAGGTCAGTTCCAATTAAACGCTAATCAAGCTGCGTTGGGTGCTTTAGGTCAACAAGGCGCTATGGGCGCTCAGTTAGCTGGTCTTGGCGGTCAACAGTTGCAAGCTCAACAAGGCATTTTAAATGCTCAAAACCAAGTAGGTATTGCACAACAAGCTCAGCAACAACAGGTTATTAATCAGGCGATGCAAGACTACGCTAACGCACAACAATATCCACTCATGCAGTTGGGTACTATGTCTAACATGTTGCGTGGTCTACCAATGCAAGCGTCTACTACTAACCAGTATGTGGCTGCTCCTAACCAAGTTACACAAGGTATTGGTCTAGCTGGTGCTGGTGCTTCTATTCTTAACGCTACTAAAAAAGCTGGTGGTGTTATTAAAGAAAAGAAAATGGCAGGTGGTGGTATTGCTAGTTATTATGAAGGCGACGTTGTTGACTCAACTGAAAATAATTTATATGAAATGCCAATTGACGATTTGCAAAAAGAACTTAAATCACCAAGCCAAAAAATTCGTCAGATGGCTCAACGCATTATGGCTGAGCGTCAAATGGCTGGTGTCCAAAAAGCTGGTGGCGGCATTATTGCGTTTGATGAAGGAACTAAAGGTAATTCTGTTGGAGATGATGCTGCTGCAGCGCAACAATCAAAAGACGCGTCTGATTTAAAGTATGGGTGGGAAAATACTAAAGCTGCTACAAGAGATATATTAACTTTGCCTGGTAGAGGTATAGCTGGTGCGTTTGAAACTGGCGTAACCAGACCGCTTCGCGCAATGGGTGTTGACGTACCATATTTACCATCTAGTTTTTATGGTGGTGATGCAAGTTCACTTACACCACATATGGATGCATTAACAAGACAAAGAGCTGCTGGTGTTGCTCCTAATGCAGTATCGCAAGGTGCTGCTCCTGTTGATAACACTGCTCCAGCCGCCGCTCCTGTTGATAACACTGCTCCAGCCGCCGCTCCTCCTGCTAGACTTGGTATTAATAACGTTCCTCCTAGTGGTCCTGCTGGTGGTACTCAATCTGGACGTGAAATTACAAACCCTAATGGATTGCTTCCTACATCTAATATTAAAGGAGGTAATGTTCCGTTTGGTATTCAAGCTCCAGCTGACGCAGATGCTAATAAATCTATACAAGATATGATTGCAGAAAAAGAAGCATACATGGGTCCTAACCTTGGAGTCCAAAAAGAACGCGCTAATTTAATGGCTGAAAAAGCTAATGCTGCTGATGAAGCACGTCGTACTACTGCATTACGCATGGCTGAGTTTTTTGGTGCTTGGGGTTCAACTCCTGGCAATACTATTGTTGCTGGTTTAAATGCACTTAAAAACAGAGTACCAGACTTTATTGCTGATATGAAAGATGCATCTAAAGTTAGACGTCAGATTGATAAAGATATTGCTGAGCTTGATAAAGTTGAGCGACTTGAAAAATCAGGTAACTGGGAAGAAGCTGCTAAACGTAGAGCCGAACTTGGCAAAAATGCATTGACTAAATACGGCTACGATCTTAAAGCTGGGGTTGACATTTACCAAGCTAATACTCAACGTGACGTTGGTATGGCAAAAGTTGGCGGCGATAAAGAGTTCTTGCGTTGGCAAAAGACTGAAGCTTTACGCGCTAATATTGATAAAGCCGCTGATCAAATTAGAACAAAAAACAAAGAGCTTTATGATACAGCTAATATGCCATTGCCAGCTGATGCGTCTGACCAAATGAAACAGATAAAATCAAACGCTCAATCTAGGGTTGATGCTCTTGAACGAGATATTAAAGAACGTAGGGATAGGACTTTTAATACTCAATACAATCCAGAATCTGATGCTGCTGTAAAAGATGCTACGAATGTTGTAGACTTTAGTAAGCTACCATCTGCTAAAAAATAAGGAATAGCTATGGATGTAAGGATGCCAGACGGTACGCTTGTTAGAAACGTACCAGAAGGAATTACACAAGAAGATTTACTATCCCGCTTTGAACAGTATAAAGTTGGGGCAGCTAGTCCAGCACAACCTACTCAAACTGGTCCTAGAGTATTAGGCGATGAAGATACATCTAGCGATTTAGTTCGTGGTATTACAAACACATTACCTGGCATTAAAGAAACTTACAATGCAGCTAAAGTTCTAACAGGCAAAGCGGTTGGCAGTAAAGAAATGATGAATGCTGGTGTGCAGGGCATGAATGAAGCCCAAGCAGCGCAAAAAGTACGTGCCTCTGATGAATTTACTACGGCATTAAATAAAGGTATTGGTACTGTATTAACAGACTGGTTACCATATCAAATTGGTTCTGGTATTGGTACGCTGGCAGAAACAGCAGCATTTACAGGTCTTGGTGCGGTGGCTGGCGCTGCAACTGGCGCAGGTGTTGGCGCAATCCCTGGAGGTATAGCTGGTTTAATAGAACGGTCTATTGTTAAAAAAGGTATTAAAGATGCAGCTGAAGCTTTAATTGCGCAAGGTGCTAAAGAAAAAGCTGAACAGTTAATTCAGAACGAAGCTAAAAATGTTATTAGAAGCTTTGGTACAACTGCTGGTATGGCTGCCCAAGCTGGTATGCATGGCGCTGGTGAAACTACTGGGCGAGCATTAGATGAATTACAACAACAAGGCAAAACTGCTGAAGACTTAGACTTGGGTCGGGTTCTTCCTGCCGCCGCTATTCATGCAATCGCTGACTTTGCAACTGAAAAAATTACATTAGGCGCAGTTAAAGGGCTTAACTTAAGTGGGTTACCTGCAGAGAGTACTGGCAAATTAGTTTATGACATAGCTAAAGCTATTGGTACAACAGGTCTTAAAGAAGTAATTCCAGAAGAAATTCAAACAATGGCAGAGCGCTATGGCGCTAATCTGTCTTTAGCCGATGCGCAAGCTTTAAAAGATTATATTAATACTGCCGCTGCTTCAGTAGGTATGTCTGTAGTTCCTGGCGGTCTAGGTGGCGTACGCACTTTCATGAATGGCAAGATTGAAGTTAAGCCTGGCAACGAAGCTAAAAGCAAAGACGCATTTACTGGCATTGATAAAAACATAGAAACTAAAGTTGATACGCTTACTCCAGAAGAAGCCGCTGTTATATCCCCAGCGCTAGATGAGACTGGTAAGTCATTAGCTGAAGCTGCACCTGTCGTCCAAAACATTGTTAAGCCAAAGACACCAGAAGAATTGCAAATTGAAAAGAATGTTCAAGAAGCAAATGAGAAACTGGGTAAATTAGCTGAAGGCAAAGCACTACACCCATCTACTATTAAGTCTTTGTTTGGTAAGTTTGGTCTTGAGCGTCCAGAAGGTATGGACAACTTGCAAGCTACGCAATTACTTAAAGACCATTTGGCAACTATAGGAGATCCAAATGCCCCAACAACTAGCACTCTCGATGCAACAAATAGAGTTAGCTCTCAAATATCTGGACAGCAAGGTGCTGATACCACCGCCGCAGGAACTACCACAACTGAAAGTGGAGGAGTGGGAGGAATTAAGCCACCTGCTCAGGTGTCTCAAACTGGAGAAGGAACAGAGCGTCCTGCACTAAAACAACAATCAACGGCTATGCCAACAAGACCTCTTCCGTTAAAAGAAGAGTCTCAAACAATTACTCCTACAGAATCACAAGCTGCACTAGAGAAAGACCAAGCGCAAGCCGCTCAAGATGAAGCAGCACGCCAAGCAGCCTTAAAAGAAACTATTGGGCAAAACATACCGCAAGTTAAAACTGATGAGCAAACTCGTGAAGAATATGAGTTATCACGCCAAGCGCAAAAAGAAGCTGGTGTAGTTATACCTGCTTGGAAAGATTTAAAAGCTGATGAAAAAGAAACATATCTAGGCAGTCTTAAAACTAATCCGTCAGCAGAAGATTTTGATAATGCTGCAAAAACCCTTGCTGCTTATAGAGAACAAAATAAAGGTTCTGGTTTAAAACCAGTTGAACAACGCATAGTTAATGGCTACGAAAAGAACCGCCCAATTTTTCAACGTTCTTTAGGTATTGACATGCCAGCATGGGGTAGTTTATCTCCAGAGGCTCAATCCGCTTATACCAGTAAAGTAAAAACTAATAGCCCTGTTGAGCGGGATGCAGGATTTACTGCTGTAGCTGAACAACTAGAACAAGAAGGTCATGGCATTCGTAATGTGTCTCGTGAGGGCGTTAGAAATTTAAAACTTAAAGGTACTGAAGAAGTATCTAAAGCTGCAGCTACTGAACGAATTAAAAAAGAAGCTGCGGAAGAAGCATCTGCCCAAGGCAAAGGCGAAGCATTATCTGAAAATACAAAAGCTAAATTAATAACTGGTGATATTAACGGAGTGCTGTCTGATCTCATTTCATCTTCTGAAGGGTTTAAAGGATTAAATTTAAAAAAAGGTGACAAGACTTATCGTCAAGCTTATGCTTATCTTGCAAGTATTCGTAAACGGGCTAGCGCTTTAACTTTTAGATTATTGGCTACTTCTTTAAATACACTAACTTTTAATTCTAAAGTTATTACTGATCCTAATAATAAAGTTATTCAACGTTTAGAACAAGAAGGTAAGCTGGCTGAATACAATCCTAAAACAGATACTTTTTACTTTACCCCTGGCGGATTTGATGAGTCTACTGTCCTTCATGAAATTGTTCACGCAGGTACTGTAAAAATTATTAGTCAATATTTAAAAGACCCATCTAAGCTTACTCAAACACAAAGAGATGCGGCTGAGCATTTGCAAAAGATATACGACTTTTCTAAAAAACGTTTAGGCGGTAGATTTAAAAACGCATACGAAAATTTGTACGAGTTTGTTAGTTATGCAATGACAGATAATAAATTTCAAATTGCTTTAGCTGAAACACAAGTACGTCCCCTTGCAAAATACACTGCTAAAGCTATGGCAGCTTGGAAACAATTTACTCAAGCGCTTAGCAAGATGTTTGGTTTGTATGACGCTAAAGCTCAAACAGAAGAATTAACTGCTGAAATGTATGCGCAAGTTGCCAAAGAGTATGGCTCAATGGATCCAGATGAGCTATATGAAGCTATTAAAGATGCTGAAACCGTAGGCGAATTTGCTACTTCTATGTTAAATGAAGAAGGCAATGAAAAAGAAGTTGTAGTTAAAAAAGAAAAAGTACATGCAACGCAAGCTAGAAAGTTTTTAACTACCTACCCAGGCTATGAAGGCAATCTCATGTTAGAGATGTCTGAAGTTTTTAGCCGTATTCTTGCTTCCCCAGAGAAAGGCATTAAAGTTGCTCCGCTTGCTGCCGCTAAAAAAGGCGCTGCAGGTAAATCAAAAGTTACTAAAGCTGAAGAGGCTGAAGCCAAACTACGTGGTGAAGAAGGTGACTTAACCGCGCCATTAGCGAAAGATAGCCCATACAAACTATCATCTAAACAGAAACCAAAGAACATAACTGGCATCCATAAATTCTTTACAACAGCCCCTGGGTTACGCAGACTTGCTACGCTTTTTCAAAATAGAAGCTACAACGCTAAGCATTTGCAAGATTTAATGGAACTTGCTGATCAGACTAACTGGGAAGACGATAGCAAGATTAATACTGTTTGGACTTTCCTGACTCTATCTAATACTAAAGCGCGTAACCTATATAGCCGATATATTGCAGAGCCACATGAGCGTTTGCAAAAAGGTATTGCCCAGTTAGCTAAAACTTTAAAAGTAGATACGGACGAAGCGTTAAGCAAGGTGCATATGCTATTAGAAGCACTGCACGAAAAAGAACGTCGTCTAGTTAAATACATTCTAACTGTGCCTTTAGATACTAATAAAATACTAAACAATAATACATTGAGTCCTGCTGATAGACGCAAAACAATTGTTAATCTATTAGATAGTAAACGCTTATCTAAAGCACAAGCTCAAGCATTACGTGCTGAATTAGATACAATTGTATCTCGCTATGCTACAGCGATGAGTGATGAGTTATCTGGAAAACAATTAGGCGATAAGAGCTTATTGGATATTAATAACATACGTTATAACGTGTTAGGTGTTAAATCTGACAAGATGGCTGCACGTCTTGCTGATTACGAAAAGAATACGGAACTTAAACCTATCTACGATAGCATTCTTGCTAACTTAAAAGAAGTTAACGATGTAACTACAATGCTTAATAAAGAGGCAAACTACTGGTCTGCCTATGTAGATAACCGAGTAAACTTCTATGGCTATGATCATTATGCGCCGTTTAAAGGTAAGGGTGCGTTTTCTTCTCATACTACCCTTGACGAGGACTTAGGTTTTGAAAGCAAACGCTTGGGTAAAGACTTGCAAGACGCCGCCTACGGATTTGATGGTCGTTTTACTCCTGCAGATAACCCAGTACTTCAAACTATGTCTGATGCAGTTCGCGCTGCAACCCGTGCTGGACGTGTAGGATTAACTCAATCAGTTAAAAATCTTTTACATAAAGGCAAATTAAATCCTAATGGGCAAGGCATTATTGCTGGTCGAGTTATTGACCATATACCGTTTAATGAACGAGATAAAGCTAAACTAGACGCTATCCCTAAAGATAAAACCATTTTCCATTACAACGAAGATGGTAGTATTGATATTTTAGAGATTGACGATAAGCCAATGCTAGATAGCATCCGTCGTACTTATCAGCAAACTAGTACCCTAACTGAGCTTGGTAATAGTATTACTAGCTTCTTTGGTCAATTACATACTCGCTACAACTATAACTTTGCGCCTTTAAACTTTGTTCGTGATGCATTGACCAACGCTTGGGCTATCGGTGCTGACTTAGGTCCAGTTAAGTCTGCTCAGTTCATTGGTCAAATTAGCGCTGCGGTGGCAAATGGTGGTCTAGCTAAAGCAGCAAAAGTAGCATACTTATTAGAGACTAGGCAGTTTGACCAGTTGGCAGCCTACGCTGAGCAAAATGCATTTACCAAAAATATGTTGGAGTTTTTAAGCCAAGGCGGTATGACTTCTTATTTAGAGGGCGTAAGTTTAAAAGCTAACTACCAGAAATTACGTAGCGAATTAGGTACTTCTAAGATTATTCAGACTAAAGAACAGTTTGATAAATTCATTGATATCTATAACAATTCATTTGAATTGGCTAGCCGCACCGCAGCATATGGTTTGATGAAGAGTAACTATATGACTCAAGGCATGACCGAAGCCGCCGCTGCAACCCGCGCCGCTGCCTACGCTAAAAACCTAGCTAACTTTGAACAGGTCGGTGAACTTGGTAAAGCTATGGGTGCATTCTTTATGTTCTTCCGCCCATCTGCAACAGGTGCTGTTCGTGCTATTGAGGCTATTACTCCAGCGTTCCGTAACATTAATAAAGTAATGATAGAAGCAGAAGCTACGTTGCCAGGACTTAGAGACAACCAAGAAGCCAAAGATACGTTTAGAAAAAACTACATGGCTAAAAAGAGAAACGCCCAAAATATGGTTGGTGTTCTACTTGGTATGGGTGTGACTGCTTATGCTATGGCAGCGTTGATGGCAGATGATGATGACATGGGTCGAAACGATGTATTAAACGATAATATGGATCAGTGGACTCGCTTTGCTCGTTTCCATTTACCACGCTGGATAAGCAAAGATAGAACTCCTATACAGATTCCTTGGGGTTTTGGACTAGGTGCGTTTGCCGCTGCTGGTGCGCAATTTGCTTCTGTGTTGAGTGGCTCACAGTCTATGAAGAATGCTTTGGGTAATATCTTCTTACAGATATCGCTTGATTCGTTTGTGCCAATTCCAGTATCTCGTATGAATGCTATGGAAAACCCATTGGCATTTGCAGTTGACTCTATGATGCCAAGCACCGTACGTCCTTTGGTTGAGTTTGTTATGAATAAAAATGGTCTTGGTCAAAACATTTATAATGACTCTAACCGTCGTATGGGTGATGCATATCTTGGCGGAGACAAAATCCCACAGGTGTATAAAGACTTAGCAGTGTGGATGGCAAATGAAAGTTTGGGTGGTATTGATATTAGTCCTAACTCCTTGTACTTCTTTGCCAATAGCTATGCTGATGGAGCTAGCCGTATCGGAGAACTAGCTTACGGCTTATCAGAAATGCAAAAAGGTAGAAAAGAATTTACCGCTAAAACAGACTTACCATTGTTTGGTTCTTTCTTTGGCGCTAAGTCAAGCGTTGATGCCCGTGAGTTTTCTAAAATGGAAAAAGACGTACAGGAAATGCAAAAGATTATGAATGAGTTTAAGTCTAATCCTGCGCAACTAGCACGTTATAAAGCTGAAAAGCCATTAAATACTTTAATTGTTGATTATTATGAAAAAAGTATTAACGGTAATTTAAAAGATTACAGGGCAGACGCTAATAAAATTAGAGCCAACCCTGCTTATGATCCCAAGACAAAAGCTGAGCTACTTAAAATAAATCAGTTCCAACAGAACTTAATTAAGTACCGTATGGTTAGTATGTTCCAAGCATATGGTATGAAAAAAGACTAGGCGGTACGCCAACAACGTACCCCTAGGTGACTATCTTTAGTTGTAACGTACGACTTTACACGCACTCCAGCTCGCTTTGCGCCACAGTCTAAAGAGTAAATTAACTCCGCTGGGCGAAGGGTAGGGATAAAAAAACTCTCCCCAACCTCCATGCCTTCAAACGGTAGCAGCCATTCTGGTTCAATGATCTGCGTGGGGTTTATCATCCGTGAACTCCATTGTATTTTTGAATAGATAAACGTTGGTAGCTTTGGTAGTAGTCGTTGCTTTCCAGCCAGTTTCCAAATGTTTCTTAGCACCTTTGTCTACCATATCGCCAGACTCGAGCATATGCTTTTCAAACTCTCGTGGAGAAATCTTTTTCTTCTGCAAATATTCTTTGAACGCTTCTTTAGATATGCGAGTAGGTTCATCGGTAGCAACTCTTGCAACTAATTTGCCGCGGGGTTCATCAATCACCTTGCCATCCTTAATACGTAAGATGTTACCCATATTCTCGTAGATAAAGTCATTGAGAACAGCAGAGTAGTCGGTATTGTTAACCTTGACCACATTTAGCTTGATGTTGATAAGCTCATGAATTACTTTGCGGTAAATACGTTCTAAATCATACTTAACAATACCAGCATCGTTTAGAATTTCTCCTGCTGTAAACACAGCCGCTACGTAGTTCTGATGGAAACGATAAGCTGAATCGCCACCTGTGTCAGTTAAATATCTATTAATCCAATGACCAATCCGCATCTGAATATGAGCATCACCAATCTGGTAGACCTGCTGGATAAACATCGGACCTGCATGACCATAGTTATGTTTGAATGCATCAAAGATATGAACACCTAGCTTTGCGCCTTCTGCCCCTTTTAAGTCCTCTGGTTGTTCAATCAAGAACTCAATCAGACGAGCTACTTCTCCGTCAGGACTTCCCTTAAGAACCTCAAACTTGTTGTAAACCGATTCATTAGTGGTTAACACTGCTATTAAAGATGCTATCATCTCGGTAACCCGTTCAGCATTGACTGATGCTTGCATGCGAATCTTGGCTTTACCATTTGAGACGTTATGAACTAACTGAGATAGTGGCTTAGGGTCTTTGTTACCAACTTCATCAACTCCAAACATCAAGTTCTTAAGACCAAGCATACGACCAGTCAAACCGTTGTCCGTACTTTCAAATACGCTTAGCGCGTCGGGGTCACCAAAAGCACTAATGCCAGCATACATAGCACCAGTCTTAGCGCTACCTGATCTACCCAACAAAGATATCACAACGCCAGGTGTAGACATGTAGGACATGAGTGTGGTTCCAAAACCAGCCATGCAGACCATAGCATGCAACTCAAACCCAAGACGGTTTAGTTCATTAGCTGACTCTTGCCAACGTTCAAAAGTTCCAACTGTTTTAAAGTGTTTAGATACTCCACGGATGTAGGGCGAAATAGGTGCTTCAACTAATTTACCATCGTGGGTAATCTCTTTATCGCCAACAACAAAACTACGTTTATTCCATTCTTCAGAGTTCTTAGACTCTGTCCAACCTAACTGCATACGCATCTGTTGCGCTTTGTTTATGAGAATCATATATTTGCTCCATGTGACAATGTATTCTTGTATGTGATTGATATGCTTCGGACTATAAATAACTTGGTGAAACGAGAGTGTCTTCTTAAATTCTTCTAACGCATATACAGACTTCATAGGTAGTAAGAACTCTTTAAGACCATCATTAGGAAGAATCAAATGCATAGTCAAGCACTCACCATCTAGAGGACTAAATAGTCTGCGTGTGGGGTATAACAGTTGTGCAAGAATCTCAAATGGGTCTTCGTAGTGAACCTGCCCCTTCTTATCAGCTTTCGGTGGAGGTACAAAATAAACACCGCCACTAGCGCCTACTACATAGGGGGTTGGTAATTTTGGAATTTTTTGGGTATTCGATGTCTCCCAAACTGATTCCTCTTCATCGGTTTGTATTCCGAGGGCGGCGTTAATGTCGCTGGCTGACTGTTCTCCTGCTGGGGTAATAATAATTTCGTCGGTTGCTTCCTTAATAACTTTTCCCAAAACGATTGGGGTTTTAATTTTTCCACGGTGTTTGCATCCTTTGCATCTGTCAGGGTAGTTATCTTCAAACCATTCGCATGTGCGAGGGGCTGGAAAGTCTTTGGCTTTCTTTTCTGTTTCTTCGTATGAATAAGTGGGATAGTCTTCTGATATTAGATGTATAGCTTTTGCGCCATCAGTACAGAACTTGGCTATAGATAGACCAGCATGCCATAGTGGTTCTTCTAGCGTTGCAGCCTCAACTAATATGTGTTTAATCTGCGCACAGCCATCACCAGCAAGTGTGCGTTCTACAATCTTTTGAAAGCTCCACTCGTAGTCATCTAGCTTTTTCATAGCTAGTGCATCTTCGTCTAAGCCTTTGCGTACATTAGCAAACGGGTCTACGGTCTTAGCTTGTTCAACAACTTCAAAAGAATCTAAGAATGCTTTAAACTCATCCCAGTCATAGCTAGAAATCTCATCACCAATAACTGACGTAGGTTCTGGGGGATTAAACTTATGATTGAATGTGTCAGGGCAACGCATGATCCTAGCTGGATCAGCCATCACCATCGGGTCAGCGCCTATCCTTGCTAATGCAAATGTCTTGAACTTCTGTGCATAGGGAAGGTACTCTTCAATTGGGATATCCCTATCCATAATCCAATAGGCATGCAGACCACCGCCAGAATCAATACACACAGGATCAGGCAGACCTGTTTCACCAAGGAACTTCCATAAGGCTGTTTGCGCCTCGCCTTTGTCACCATAAGCTTTACCCTCTCCAACATCGAGATCAACGAAGAACGACTTATAAAAGATGCAGTTCTCCGCTTTACGGCTAAACCCATCGAACGACCCAGGTGCTACAAATACATTTAACTGCTGACTTTTTAACTTCTCGACTAATTTAAATACATCTTCAAGTGTTTCTGCAAAGCGGTTGACTGTTTTCTTTGTTGTTTGTTCTATACCACTTACACAATAAACACCCTGCGATGGCAATGCTTTCTCATAGAATTGTTTTAACATATGCGCAGAGTCTAAAAAAGCGGATTACTCCGCCTTGGTTAATTCATGGGGTTTCCCCCGCCCTTTAAATCTTTTGACCGATCATGTCCTCTATATAAGCCTTAGCTTGGGCGGTGTTCTTAGCTGGCAATATGCCATCATCTAAGTCCTTCTCAACTAATGATGTAAATGCAGCAATCAATCGGCGCTTCTTATCACGGATAGGATTGCCACGGAACCAGCTATGAACCGACATACGAGTTACTTCTAGTGCGACAGCAACGTACTTTGCGGGGAGGTTCGCTCTCACACAAGCTTTTGCCAACTGCACCCCTGTGGTATCGAATGGGCGCAGTCCACCTAACTCTTTAATAAATTCTTTGCTATACGTCCGTGGCATTTTTATCCTTACTTCTTAGACCATTTTTTAACAATATCCGATACGTCGGATGCTTTCTCACCAGCGGAAGCTTTTGACTCACGCTTGACTGGTTCAGCTACCTCTGGCTCTGCAACCTCTGGAGCTTCACCAGCGCTATCTGTTTGATAGACATTTAACTTGATGGCTTGTTCAGCCGTTGGGCTTTTAGCTTGACGAGCAATGATTTCTAAATCGCTATCAGACACAGCACCAACTGGAGAGAACAATACTTTTGGCGTAGGAGATTTTGTATCGAAAGCCATCTTAGTAACAACGCGGCCCGCTGACACATTGTGTGACGCTAGGTGCTGAATGTAAGGACGGAAAGGCCAACGACCATTATCTTCTTTACCGAAAGACGAAGTAGCTGGAAGTACTAACTGCATAACATCACCTGCTGGGTCGTTCGGTAGAACAACTGCGGTGCGCCATGACAATCTGCATTTTGCGCTTGTACCATTATCGCTAGAACCCTTCGCACTATTCGGACATGCCGAGCAACTGGATGCAACTGGATTTTTAACATCTTCATCAGGCTTGTTAGAGTCAGAAGACCAGCAAGCTGGGGATACCTTCTCACCTTCTTTGTAGCCCTTATCATAAAACATACGTGAGGCATTGTGTGCCATCTTAACAATGATGACATTCATGTAGCGGTCTTCAATAGCACCGATCTCTTTACCACCTGCATACTTACGGAAGACTCCGCCCTTAATAGAGATACGCTTATTGCCTTGGCGATTGCCACCAGCAACGGCTAATGTATCTTCATCTAATCCGCCAACCGTAGCCAACGCACCGAGGGCACTTAAATTAACTAATTCTGTACTCATTTAAAACTCCTTATTTAACTGTATTTAACTAATCTTGAGTGGGTTTATATACTACTGCAGTAAACTCTCTCATTACATTCACGCCAGGCGGCAAGCCATCACCTGCATGCTCAGCCATGAATTCTTTAAAGTTTGTTTGGTGTATGCGCCCTTCAAACAACTCAGGCATTTCCTTCTCCATAACAAACTTGCGAAAGCTATCTCCATCAGATATGGTGTAGCGTTCATTTAACTTTTTAACCACTCGACCTTCTTTGGTTTTAATACTGGTTGCGTTTGTTTCGTTGCACACTGCAAGCATTTGCTGACCTAAAACTACTAAATCATTCTCAAATACTTTGTCTTGTACTTTCCACTCTGCAGCAATTCTTTCACGCTCTGCTCTTATTGTCAAGTAAGTTTTTACTAATTCATCTAAATTAACTTCAGTCATTGTTGTCATCTTCTATTCCTAACTCTTCTCTATACAAGTCAACCAGCTTCTCGTGGCTATCAACTTTAGACTGAAGCATCGCATACATCTTTCGTTCAATTTCTGAACCTTGCAAGTGTACGACAGTCATCTTGTTAACCTGACCAACACGGTCAATACGGGCTACGCACTGCAGATATGTTTCCACACTCATTACTGGAGACCAAAATACTACTGTGTCTGCGGCAGTTAGAGTCACACCATGCGATGCAGCTTGTGGTTGAATAATTAACACTCGTGGAAATTCTGAATTTTGAAACCGACTAATAATTTCCGACCGCTCTTTAGCGGCTACGCTTCCTCTAATAATTTCATTAGTGACTCCTTCTCCTTGTAAATGTTTAGCAACTAAATCAATAGTGTGACCATAGGGAACAAAGATAATGACTTTATGTTCCGTCTCATCAAGCACTTCCATTAGGGCATTTAATCGTGGAGACACATCAAACTCCACAACATCTCGGTTGTCTGTATAGACAGCCCCTCCCGAAATTTGTAACAATTTTGTTAACTTTGCCGCCGCATTGACCGCACTAATTTTTTCTCCTGCCGCTTGGATAAGCATCTGACTCTTAATAGCTTGGTAGTAACGCATGACCTGTGTTGTGAGTGGCACTTCACGGGTCTGGTACATCACAGGCGGTAAATCTAAACACTGAGCTTTCTCAAAACGAATAGCGGGTTGCAAAGCGTTGTAAACATCTTGCCGTGCATTAGGCTTTGGTACATACTTAAAACGGGTTACTTGGTGCATTACCTTATCTCGCCATGACGTAAAATACTTAGGCACATTCCCAGGAGATACAAGCCTTGCAAGCCCAAACGCATCAAGCGGGGACTGCGAAGCAGGTGTGCCAGTAAGCATCCAAAGTTTTGTTGAAGGCATCATTATTTTTGCTAGTGTTTTCCATCTTTTGGTCGTAACTGTTTTATAAGCGTTTGCTTCATCAATTACTATTAGGTCAAACCCTAGTTTACTTATTTCTTCTTTAACAATTCCTACACCGTCATAGTTAATGATGACAAACTCATAGACTCCATTAAGAACTTTCTTGCGTTTGTCTGCGTCGCCATAAGCTACAGCTACGCTTCTGTGCATAGCAGTTTTAAATATATCTGCTTGCCACGCTGAATACATAATAGATAGGGGACAGATGATTAAAACGCGTTTAATCAAGCCTTGTGTCATTAGATAGTCGGCAGCCCATATAACCGATGAAGTCTTGCCTGTACCCGCTTCATTAAAGCAGAATGCGCGTTGTTGTAGTGAAAGGAATGAGGCAGTAGTTTCTTGGTGTTTGAATGGTGTGTACATTCCAGGCCAGGTGTAATCTCTTTGCATCGGTGAAGGAACTTTATCCCCACAGACTTTTACCATGTGTTGCATCTCTTTAATGCCCCAATACACTAGAACTTCTGCTTGATCGCCGTTGTCTTCTATGACTTCGCTTTTTTCTAGATAGTCCGTAATCAGGTTGATTCGATCTGATTTGATCCTAAATTTAACGGCTTGGTTATCAACTATTTCCACAACTATCCTCTAACTAAAATTTAACTGTGACCCCTTACGGGGGTTAGTCGGTCAAGCCTGTCACGCCAAGGAGAAGCCAAATGAATTAACTTCGAGCGCCGCCCAACTGACACGGTTATAAGGGGAAGTCAATACCCTACCGCCCACTCATGCCTTACAGCGGATACTTACTTTTTAGGTTTTATTACCTTGCTTAGTTTCTTATCGCCTTTTTCACCCTTGGCTTTTTCAGAAACTAAATTACCTTTTGAATCTCTTTTAAACGAGCGGTTACCGTGCGCGCTCTCAATAAACAAACCAGCTTTATTTGAACCGCCTTTGTCCAAAGCTTTAACGTGAGCCACATCTTTGCCTTCACGAATATCCGCTTTACCGTTTTTGTTTTTATCTGCAAACTGTTTATCAACTGCTCTACGAGCGCGTTGTCTTTCCATTCGACGTTCATGTTCACCACGGGCTTTCTCTTGTTGGTATTCTTTAGCATAAGGTCTAGGTTTGTTAACGTAAGGCATTATCTCTCCTTGTGAAACTCACAGGTTCTAACAGGACACCAGCCACATAGCGGTGTAGGATTTGGATTCCATACATCATTTTCGTAGGATATGTTTAATCTTTCAAGGTCTGTACTAAATTGATTCCACAACTTAGGAATCTGATCCCGTGTGTATTCTTCGTCTATGAAACTCTCGTGCATCACAAACAACAGACCAGCTTTGATATGCTTAACTTCGGGGAAATGCTCAAAGGTCATTAGCGCCATCAGCTTTAACTGTTTGGGGTCAGGATAGCGATTTGAGCCAGTCTTGTAGTCTACAATAAATGCTTGCTCGCCATCTACAATTAACAAATCCACGATACCGCGCACCCAGTAGCCCTTGCCAAAAGCACACGCTTTTTTATTGGCATCTAGTCCCATTCTATGTTCGGGATACTTGACCCCAGGGATTTCCCTAAGTGAATCTAGTACAGGCTGAAATCGCTTGTAGTTTTCAGCTAAGGGTATACCCTCACCTACGTAGTCTTCACAAGCTTTATGCACTTCCGTGCCATAACGCATTTGTTCGGTTGGGTATTTGACAAAGCGCTTTAATACTTTAACTTCCTGATACTGCTTAGGACAGTTAACGTAGTCTTTGAGAGAGGAGAATGACCAAGTAAAGTTCATGTTTACATATTACAACAAATCGTCTTTGTTGTATCCTCTTTTGAATAATTCTTTGCGAATTTTTTTAAATGCGCTAGCTTCTATATTGCGCACAGTCTGACGACTAACTCCCATAACTGATGCTATATCTTCTTGAGTCATCAACGGTGCTGGCTCATCATCAACTTCAATAAAACCTACAAAAGGGATAGGCTCTCTCATTTCATTGCCTTTTTCTTGATACCAGCAGCTCTACGAAGATCATGACTATGAAGTTTTTTACCGACTGACTTTGGAACTTCGCCAGCAGCTTCAGCTACTTTTGCGGCACGTTTGCGATTAGCAATCTCACCATCGGACAAAACAAATTCATGTTTAGCGCCCTTTGCTTTCTTACCTTCTTTCGCAATTAACTCATCATGTGAATATGACTTGTTTGGAGCTTTAACTATTTTGCCCGATTTTTCTTTGATGGCGGGGGCTTTTACCGTCAATTTTTTAGATGCCATACTAGACTCCTTTAAGGATGTTTGGGTTAATTGCCCCAATGTTTTCAAGGTTCCGATCAGGGTAATCGTTTTTTAATAATACATACTGCATACTAGCAATCCTAGCACTTCTTTTACAATCAGATTGTACTTGTATCCACGGACATTCTTTAGTGCTAGTCTTATCAAGCATCTGTATTTTTGCTTTGGTATATTCATCCCACATAGTTTGACTAGCAATATCTATTTGGCTGAGTTTGCCTTGCTTGAGCGGGTGCGTTTCACGTTCTTGGAAGCGACGGGCTTGCTCTTTTTTGCTGACGGAGTACCAGAACTTGATGATTTTAATTCCTCCTTCGACCCAGATTTTTTCAAGGACGGGCGTTTCTTTGAAGAACTGCTTGGTTTGGTTAACTGTGCAGAAACCCATGATAGGCTCGACTCCTGCTCGGTTGTACCATGATCTGTCCCAGAACGTGATTTCTCCTGCTTTAGGAAACTCTTTGATGTAGCGTTGCCAGTACCACTCTTTCGCTTCTTGCTCTGTGGGCTTGGAGAGGGCAACGACTCTTGCGGTTCTTGGGTTGAGGTGTTCCATGAATCGCTTAATTGACCCACCTTTACCTGCGGCATCCCGCCCTTCAAAAATAATAATATGTTGTGTATTAGTTTCTTTAACATGATTTTGCCATTTCAAAAGTTCTACTTGTAATAAATACTTTTTCGCCTCGTACTCCTTAAGACTAATCAAGTTCCGTGGTGATTCTTCTGACTGATCTATTGTACTCACGCTTTCCACTCCTCCATCTCACCATAATTCTTACCAAAGTGAGCTTCACAAGCTACTGGTAAACCCTTAGCCCAGTTAGGTGGTGTAGACATGACCTCGACGATCCATGCACAAGCCTCATCTACCTCGTCTTCGGGAACTACGCACACCGCCGCATCATGCACAGTTAGCACGGGTCGATAGCGCTCCGTTAATTTAATCATCTGCTGACCCACAATAATTCTAGCTAGTGCTTGAACTACGTTTTCCACAACTGAACCGCCCCATAGAGACACGGGGCCTTTGCGTGACTTGTATTGGTATCCGCCTTTAGAGTCATCAGTGATCTGTAAGTCAGGGTAGCGGATATATAGTCCGTTTGGCAATTCAATCCCTTCTTTAGTAACCCGCACACACTTGTGTTTGCCATAGGCAAATGGCTTTTGTTTAGGTTGCCAATCAGCTAATCGCTTGAGAGCGTCGTCGCCATCCCGCCATAGCTTAACAATCATGTCGTTGGTATCTCTGTATAGATTAACTATTTCCTTACACTTATCCTCTGTGAGGTCTGCTCCTGGCGGACTAGTCTTTAGTGTGTGCTGTAACTTTAATGCGCCAGTCCCGTAGCCTAGACCGAGAATGCACGTCTTGCCCACGAACCTTTCAACGGGATTCTTTTTGGTGATTTCTTGTTCGTAAATCTTCGACGCAAAAATGGAGTAAACATCATCGCCGTTGGCAAACTCTTTGACGAGATCTTCCTGCCCCGCAAGCCATGCGAGTACCCGTGCCTCAATTTGAGACGAGTCGCAGTTGATAACCATATAGCCCTCGGGTGCGACCACCGCGTTCTTGAGAGCCTTTTTCTTCTTGTCCCTACTCGGAAGGTTTTGAAAATTGACCTTATCCGACCCTGCCCAACGACCCGTATGCGCCCCATAGTATTTGAGGGGAATTGGTAGGCGACCTTTGTTACGTGCTCCCACGTCGATGAAACGTTCAATTCTGCTCTCCTCAATAGTTGATTTTGTTCCCAGTCGCACGGCAGCGAGTTGTTGGATGATTGGGTCTTCGTGTTCCGTTAATGCGATGAACCCTTCGTCATTTTTTGCCAGCGCAAAGGTCTGTTTGCCAGTTGTCTTGCTCTCCTTCATGGGTGGCTCAACTCCAAACTCTTTTAACACGGCAGCGAATTGTTTATTACTAGCTAACTTCTTGCGTACTTGTTCTTCATTCTCACATTGCAAGGTAGCTTTGAGTGTCCCTAATAACTGTAATTTCTCATGCTTAAGTTCCTCTAGTCGGTCATTGAGTAGCGCATCGTCAACCTCTAGTATTGGATTGATAAACATTTTTAAAGTCATATCTATCAAAAGCAATTCATCGGGTGGGAACGCGCTCGACAATACTTGGAAGAGCTTAAAAGTTAACTCCACGTCGTTGATGCAGTATGAGCCGTAGGCTGTGAGTTCGGCTGAAGTGAAACCAGTTATTTGCTTGCCTTCTGCCAACACAACCTCGTGACCCTTGACCCCTAGCTTATAACGCTCGGCAAGATAGGATAAAGAACCCCCGACATCCACACCATGAATTGCACGACCCATGCAAAGCGTGTCTAAATAAAAAGATGGCTTGATGCCAAACTTCCACGCAAGGATAGAGCCATCAAATAAAGTATTGTGGCAAAGCAAAGCAGAATCTTTCCACGGGAGTGTGGAAAGGTATTTTTGGATGTCGAGGTGTGAACCAGAAAACCATTCAGTGACACCCTCACCTACCTTGACACCAACACCGATTACTTCAAAGCGCTTGTCTCTGATGTATTCCTCAGTCGTCTGATGCTTAAAACCAAGTTTAATCTTGGAGTCGTAGTAAGTTTCAAAGTCTAGGGTAATTAGATTCATTTAGTGGGGGGTATAGTTATTGTTGGTGATGTCCATGAATATCCTGTGCCAGCACCGCTAGTGGTAAGAGTGACTGAACCTGATACTGCGCCAGTATTTAATACTTCCCTGTCTTCTCTTTCTTCACCAATTAACTTGCCCATCACCTTCTGTGTGAACTCTTCTTGACGACACTTAGCTATGCCTTCTTCTAGCAACTTATACTCGGCTGGGTCTAGTGAACGCTCAAAGTCCATGATGAGATTGTTCCATCGGCTACCATGATTAAAGAACTCTTCGGGGTGAGTCTTCATTCGCTCTAATAATATTGCTACTCCGCCGTTCATACCTTGTATCTCCCTTTGCCAGCATAAGAAATTGCACTACCTTGAGCTTTTGCTACCGCACGACCGAATGGGCTATCATCTTCCTCTTCCGTCTCTTCCTCGGGTGGGACTAGCGTCTGCAACACCATCTGATTAAACTCGTTCTTGCGAATCTGTTTAATCTTGTCAAAGATCATGCCCTTCTCGGTCTCGTTCATAGCATCTCGGAAATAATCTTTATAGATGAACTTCCACTTATCGCTATCGGCATGGAACTCCTCGGGGTGCGTGTCCATCCTTGCCAGCACGATGCCTACCCCACCACCGCAGATACCAGCTAGGTCTACGCTTTCTTCTTCCATCTTTTTAATGTCTTCACTCATTTACTTCTCCTTAAATAACAAAACCAAAAGTTACAAAAATAGGGAGCAAGGCATAAGCCCGACTCCCTAAAAACTATTTAACCGCAAGTCCAAGGTCTTTGTGTACCATCCCTATCAACATCCCAACAACATAGGCGACCTTGCTTGTCTGTCTCGCAAACAATAACTGCATGAGCGTTCAAACACACCGCAGCGAATCCAAGAATTAAAAGTTTTTTCATTTCTTGCTCAACTTTCCTACCTCACGATTGAGATACCATTGGGCTTTCTTCAAATCTTCTAACTTGTTCCCCTTATGGTCTGCACGAGTAATGTACTTGACCACGTTGCCGAGGTTATAGTTAAGAGACTTTGCCTCGATAAAATCAATCGTCTCAATCCCGCCTGTTTTGTAGTGAGGGGGATGATTAACTGCATCAGGTTTAGTGTGTTTCATCACAAGTTTCTTACTTGGTCTTCCACGCTTGGGTGGATCACTAAATAGCGCCAAAGACATCTGACCATTAGGCACGTTAGTGCTAGGTTTAGACTGCGCTACTTTCTTTGATTTATGAATTATCTGATACACACTATTGGGTGTAACACCGACGGCTTTTGCTACTTCACTTGCTTTTGCATTAGGATTGTTCTTAATGTAAGACAATACCTTTGCGGTCTTAGTTAACTTCTTCATCTTTACTTCTCCTTTTTGGTTTTACTGCGGTTATCCCGATGTCGGGGGTTTTACTTCTTGCTTCAATCATGTCATCAGCAACATTCCATATTTGCTTTGGAGTCCAACTCTCGCCACGCATGATTGCGCCACACATAGCAAACATCGCAAAACAATCTCTTAGGTCTTGTTCATTCATCGGTTAGGTCTCGATTCTTTTTAAATAAGTAATCCGTTCGGTACTCGGATGGTGGAACAAAACCATGTCGCTTAAAAGTCTTCATTACATCAGCGCCTTTAGTCCAAACAAACTTGGAATTAGTGTCAGTTAAACGTGGCTTGACTTCTTTCTTGGGTGGTTCTGCTACTACTTGTGGGCGAAATACTCGTGATAGTTTCATGTTGCCTCTCCTTTAAAAGTGTTTCCATTAACGCAATCGCACGATTGAAGCCAGTCACATAAGCTTTTTCTTGTTGAGGACTGAATCGTGACTCTTCCCATTGACGCTCTAGTGCGCACCACTTACTATACTCTTCCATCGCTCTCATATTTTCTCCCTGTAACTAGACTTGGTACTAAACGGAACTCATCAATGCGGTGTTGCATCGGATGAGGTGTTGGTTTGTACGGCTTTAAATCGTCAAAAGTTAAATACTTTTTCTTACTTGCTTTCATTTTTCTCTTGTGCCTTTCTTAACTCATAAAACTCCAATAAAGCATTAGCAAACATCACAGGAAAATCAGCATCTGCTCCAGCCCTAAGCAATCCTTCTGCGATACCGCCTTGGTGCAAATAAATGTTATGTATTTCTTCGTTGGTAATCATTTCTCTTGTGCCTTTCTTTCAGCTTTTTTCAAAAACCAATCAAAAAACTTATAAAGCCAGCCTGATTTATTCATATCTTTCATGTCATAACGAAAGTCAATGCAAGCCTTCATTAGTTCATGCTTTGTGTTTTCTTTCATTTCTCTTGTGCCTTTCTTAGTATTGCATGAGCAAAAGTCAGAAGATAGCCAGTAAGCCCTCGCCATCCATGCTCGTTAATTACTTCAACTATTTCTTTTTCTGTTAGTTCTTTTACTGGATGTAAATAAAGAGGAATCCAATTCTGCTCATCATCAGGCTTGGCTTCTACAATCCTCGTGTGCTTTGACTGTATTGGCATCCACGCTACTGGTTCATTGTTCATTTCTCTTGCGCCTTTCTTAGTATTGCTCTAGCAAATTTATTAAAAAATATTTCGTCTATATGCCCATTTTCTGTATAACGCACAAAATTACTTGAAGTCCAAAGAATCAATATTTCCTCATCTGTTAGTTCTTTTACTGGATGACTTTCTTCTTCAAGCAGTTTTAAATATTCCGCTTTAGTGGCTCTAACGCCATCTTCGTAGCCTTGTTGGTAGTTCATTTTTTACCTTTCTTTTAAAATTCTTTTGACAAAAGTAAGAATTAAATCATCTTCATCTTTAGTATGGTCTGAATCCCACCATAAATTTAATATTTTCTCATCTGTTAGTTCTTTTACTGGATGGGTATAGAGTGGAATAGCTTTAAAACCTTTGTCTTTCCAATATGGGTCACCTGGAACAGTTGTGGGTTCATTTAATAAAGCTGATTGTGGCTTTCCGTTTTGAGTCCATAGCCACGCTACTGGTTCGTTATTCATGTTCTTACCCTTCCAACTCTGTCATCAATTAAATCCACTAAAGTAAGTAACCAGTCTGGGCTAATAGATTCGTATGGCTCTGTTGTGTCATATGAATCTAAAAGTATTTGAGCACAAGCCTCGTTTTCAAAAATGATAGCTGCTTTCAACGCTTCTATTTCAGCTTGTTGCTGGCGTAGCATGGTGGCGGCTCTTGCAGTAAAGTTATTTTCCTGTTGCCAGTTATTTGGTCTTTCTAATTCATCAGCTAGTTCAGTTGCGTTCATTTAATTGCTCCCATAAGTCATGGTTTTCTTGGGTTAGTCTTTTTATTTCAGCTTGCATTTCCGCTAACTTATCGCATGGCATTAATACTGTGTTGTGCGGTCTTTCGTATTGATGGGTATAGAGTGGAATTTGATGGTCTGATAGCTGGCATCTTGAAAACATTTGACCAATCCCTAACTCCATAGCCAAATCAGGTCTGTTAATCCAAACATTATCTACATACGCTACTGGTTCATTGTTCATCAGCATCTCCCATCTTCATCACCAAACAACTGAACCATAATCGCATCAGTATTATTCTCATCAACGACAACTGCGATTCCACCACCCTGTGTAAT